GTCGTTAGTGTCCGACAACTGATAGCCGCCACCGTCTTCCATCCACCACGTCAGGGAATAGCCCGGGTCGTCGTAAGGGTAGATGGGGTAGAGGTCGCCATAGGTACGCATGCCGCTCGGGCAAATTTGCACCTTGTTGGCGTAGGCTTGCATGATGCGCGACTCGGCACCGGCCTTGATAATGGGCATGGCGCTGGAGGTATAGCCAATGGCACCCACGCCGATCTGAAGGAAGCGCTCACCGTTGATGCTTACAATCTGGCACTGAAACGGAAGAGCCCGACCACCCGTGCCGTCACCGTAGACGAGCTGCTCGGGGAGGCTGGACGTGCCAAAGGTGAACTCCGGGGCGAAGACCATCGCGTCCCCGACGGGTGGAATCCACGGCTTGTCGATGTCCAGAGACGTGCCCTGGCTAGACGATACAAAGTTGTAACCGTTCCCGGGCTGGATGCTCATTGCTTAGACGTTGATGTATACTTTTGAATCCCAGCCAACCGCGGAATACCTAATTTCGTACATGACTTTAAACAGTGATCCAAAGGCTTCGACGTTGACTTGAGAAAGCAAGTTGACGGCGCCTCCACCAGTACCAGTTCCGACTAGAGCCCAGTCTGGGATTAGGTCCCAAGTACCCCACGCTGACGTTGTGCTGGCAGAATTTAAGTAGCCAAGAAGGTCGATGACATAAGCCTCTTCCTTCATGTAAATAACGCCAGAATAGGTCGTCGACCGGGTAAGGTAGTTTGTCTTGCCGAAGAAGTTGGGGTGGGCTGGGTCGACGAAGCCGATAAAGCGTCCGCCGTTCTCAGACTCGAAGCAGGCGCCGTTGTTGCCGATGTAGGACTGTTTCTTGGAGATGATGACCGTCTTGCCTAGGATGACCTGCGTGATATAGTCGGCAGGGTTCTTGATTTCTACCAGAGGGCCAAGGTCTGATTGGGTGTAGGATACGCCAGCGATGGGGCCAGCGGCAAAGCCTGTCGATAGGGCAAAGAAGTTCGGGTGGGTGGTCAGGCTCTCAGTCGTCAGGCCGTTGGCCGAGGAGGTGTTAGCTTGAGTGTACTCTCCGGCGTTGATGGCAGTGTCGATGCCAACGTAGTCGACGGTCAGCGTGGCGATGTCTAGGCTGTCCCAGCTGATTTTCCACTTGTCTAATTTGAGGTACGCATACGCAGGATCGGGGTGGGCGCTGCCCTTGACCACGAACGCGTCGATGTCGAACGTCGTGTCCACCTTGTAGATGGTCGTCGAGGTGTTCAGGCCGAAGCCGTCAGCCACTACCGTCCAACCAGGCTGGAGCAGTGCGGTGGTTAGCGGGTCGCCGGTGATTACGATAGCCATGGTTAGAAAGGTTTAGGTGTTAAGATTATTTGCCCGTGAGCATAGCCGCGCGGGAAGGGCTGGCCGTGGCTCCTTTAGTAAAGTCCACAGGGACGCCACCACCACTAGCTGGGCGGGCGATGGCTTCGAGCAAGGCGGTCTGCTTGCGAGACTCATCGAGCTGCATGGTCATCGCTTCCATGACCGGGTTAGCGCCGACGCCTACGACGTTGGAGAAGGTACCATCGGGGCCCTTGAAGGTCGTGCCCTTGGCCTTGGCGGCATCGTCGGATGCCTTCTGGGCGGCGGTCGTGGCTTCTGCTTCGACCCTGGCTTTCTCTTCTGGGCTGGCGTCGACGCGGCCAGTAGCACGGCGCTCGAGAATCTTCTGCATCTCTTCGTTCTTTGCGTAGTCGTTAAGACCGAGCTGCATACCAGCCGTATCCAAGAGTCGGCCAGTGGTGTTCCAAAATCCTTGGCCTTCTGCAACGTAGGTCTCCATCGCCTTCTCGGCTTCGGATTGGCTAAAGGTTCCGGCGCCCTGTTGGCCCTGCTCGCGAGCCAAGGCTTCTGCCGCCAGTTTAGCGCTCGCACGATCCGCGGCGTCCTGCTTACGGCTGGAGACTTCCCGGGCGGAGGTAACCGTACCGGCTCGGAGGTACTTGGACTCGCCCTTCTCGGCAAAGGCCATGGCGTCCTGCGTGTCCTGCTTGGCCTTGGCGATGGCCGAGCTGATGTAAGAGATGGTCGAGTTAAGCAAGACTAGCGGAGCGACAAAAGCAAAGGCGATGTCCTTGAAGGCCATGCTAAACTTCTTACCGATGTCGTCGACCTGTTTGCTAAAGCCGACCGTGGCGGCCTTGGCCTTGTCCATGGCCTGCGGGACGTCCGAGGTCGTCTTGATGTTTACGGTCAGGTCTTGGGCCATGTCGTCAGGGGGTTTCCTTTGCAGGATTGGAAGCGGGCGCCGCGGCCTCCTTGGCTTCCTCTTCGGCCATGAAGGCTTCCTCCTCGGGCGACATGATCGCCACGTCCGCACCCTTGGAGATAGCCAGGGCGGAGTTGAGCCAGATGGCCTGACACTCCGGCATCTCCCACGCCTGCTTGTAGTCGATACCTGACGCAGTTAAATTAGCCACAATCGATAGGGGCCACGGCACACCCTTACTCCCAGCGCTGCTCTTCTTCGTCTGCTCCCAGAACTTGGGCCAGTCTTGGACTAAGATGTAGCCAGCAAACGCTTCGAGCATAGCCTCGAACTTCTGGGGCTTGCGGGCAAGAGATAGCATCCTCAGCTGATCGCGCCAGCCAATCTCGCCCAGGGGTTCCTCGGCGCATACCTGGCAAGCGAAGATTAGGTCGGCAGGAGTAATCGGACGTGAGCCCGTCACCAGCGGGGAGTCGAAGGCCATCAGACGCACCCGGTACTTAAGGCACCACGGGTAAAGCGAACGACCCAGCAGCCGAAAAGGTGCCGGGTCGATGAAGGCAGCGAGGAAGCGTTTGTCCATGCCGCCTAGTGTAGCCCACTTAGGGCTAAGTCAATTAGACCGTGATGCCTTCGTAGTCGATGGCCGTGACGCTGACCGAGGTGAAGCCCTTGTTGGAGCCCTTCTCGTCAATCTTGGTAATCGTGCCGGAAAAGGATACGGAGGCGGCGCCAGACGGGTAAGCCGTAGCGGCGTTGAGCGTGAAGCTGAGAGCGGCGCCAAGGGCAGGCATCGTGGAGGTCTTGCAGATACCTTCGACCGTAATCTCGGACTTACGATCGTCGAGGCGGTGGGTCTTGGTCAGGCCAGTCTCATCGACCACGGTGGCCTCGGAGTTAAACGAAGAGGACAGGCTGTAGGACTGGACAAACAGGTTGGTGACAGTTCCTGCGACACCGTAGAGACAGGTGACTCCGTTAGAGATAGCGGCCATTTGAATATGCTCGGTTTGGTAACCTTACGCGGGGAAGACGGCCAGCAGGTCGAAAGTGAACGAGGTCGCCCAGGAGCGTTCGTCGATGCCCTCGTCCTCGGAGCCGATGGTAACGTCATAGCAGGACGCGTCGCCCGTAGCCGTGAAGGCCGCCTTGATGGAGACGAGGTCACGCATATTGCCGGAGAGCGCAGCGCAGCGGAGGCGGTGATCGGCGAGGGTCGTGTCGTCGGCGTTCGAGAACAGGGTGATGCGGACCGAGCAGCTGAAGTTGCCTTCGCCCTCGGGGAGGTCGCCCGGTGCCTGGGCAGACTCGCAGAGGACCACGGCCTTGGGTAAGGTCTGGGTGGCCGCGTTGTCGCCCGTGAGGAACGTGACGGTGGTCAGCCCGGTCTGGGTCGAGAGGTAGGTCGCGAGAGTAGACTCGACGATGTGACGGATGGAGGCGGTGCCCATGGTTATGATTTGTTGTTAAACTTGTTGATGTCGTGCTGGAGCAAGAAGCGTAGGCGCTTGGGCATCTGCTTGACGCGGTTGCCGTAGACTAGGCCAAGGACACCAGCCTGATCGGCGATGCCGTTGATGTTGCCCAGCGTGTTAGTGATTGAGACGTCCGCACTCTTGTCGGTAAAGGAGGAAGTGTTATTGCCAGAGACAGACCTGTGGCGCGTAATCCATACGGCCTTGAGCAGGTCGACGCCGAAGTCTTTGGGGACGCCGTTGATGACGGGCTTCGGCAGCGATCGGAGAGCTGCGGCCCAGCCCGACTTGATGGCGCCGACGCTCTCTTGTCGCTGGGCAACGTAGGTTTGAATGTCGCCCTTGTTCTCGGCAACGTACTTGGACATCCAGTCAATGCCGCTGACGTTGCGGCCATTCTTCCACAGGCGTCCGCCAGTGCGGTTATACACGGGCTTGAACTTGCCGTTAATTTCGCCGGGGCTTTGAAGGTAAGACTGGGTGGTCATTTCATTGGCTACCTTTGTGCCAATCCTGTTGAAGTAGTTGCGGAGTTTCTTGAAGCCCCAGACGGTGCCGAAGCCGTTGTAACGGTCGGACAGTACCTTAGCCAGGAACGGGTTGCCGTTAAGGACGCTTGAGCCCTTGGCGGCCACCTTCCAGAACAGGGACGCGTTATCGCTGAGGGACAGGGAGCCTAGGCGCTTGATGAGCCGGGCCTGTTGGGTCTTCTTGGTTCCGCCTGTCAGAGAGGTAACGACCTTGCCGACATCGCGGTCAATGGCCTTCTCGCCAGCCTTCTTAGCTGAGGGCTCCAAGCCCTTGCCTCCGCCCTTAGCCAGGGGAGGGGTGAAAGCGGCGGCATCGCGGCAAGCCATGGCGGCCTGCTCAAGGGTGGCGTCGCGCATGGTCTGCTTTGAGCGGGCGGCAAACTTCTGGATGGCCTTGATAAAGTCCTCTAGGGACTTCGGCTCGATGCGCGCCTTAACCACGGCGGGTTACTGGTTATCGTCGATGACGACGAGCGTGATCCATGCCGACGCAGGCTTGTAAGTCTGGGTCGTGATGCGGACGGTCTTCCCGCCGGCGACAATCTTCTTCCCCTGGCCTAGGCTGGCGATGGGGACACCTGCCGAGAGTAGGGCCGCCGATGACCCAT